AGGTCCAAGTGGGCATAATGCTCCAGAACAATGCGAGCGATAGCGTGGCGTTTCCATAGCGTTGTCAGTATCCCGAGGGTCATGCAGTCTGTGTGAGGATAAAGCGCACCCGATACGGCACTCCCCAGTAAACCTCGTTGGCTCTCATATCATCGCGCAGAATAGGACCGCCGAAGTCTGGGTATACATCCGACACCTCGTAGCCAGTCACCGTATACACAACGTCACGGTCGGTCAGGGCGGCGAGTCCTGTTGATGCGTTAGCCTGCGCCGTGTTGGGGTCTTTTGCCCACGATATGCAGGTGTGCGTGACCTCCGCCCCTTCGGTTGTCTTGGTCGTGAGCGGTCCCGGTATAAAGGTTGCGTCACCAAAGACCGTGTAAGGCGGTGTAAGACCCTCGGGCGGGTTAACGTATGCCGTGACACCTGCTGCGTTTAGAAGGGTCCAGATCTCGTCCTGTACTGCTTTGCGTGGATCGTTCATTTCAGTTTGAGTGCTGCGATCATTCTGCGACGATGGTCTGCACGATTAGCCTCTGCCGCCGGGTTCATGAATGGCTGCGCCTTGTTGCCTCGGGTTATAACGAAAGATTCCGTTGCCTCGTTATAGTAGACCCACGGCGTTGTGCGGTGTCCTCCTTTTGGGTTCTCCCCGTAGATACCTGTGCCGAACTCAACGAACTCAGAATAGTGCGCCTTGCTTACAACATAGGCTTCGTAGTTACGGGTTGGCTCGGCAACGATCATGCGGCGAAGCGAACCGCCACGCGCACCCATACCGCTGCCACTCTTCTTATTCACAGGGGCGTTCTTAATAGCATCGTTACGGACCAACTGCTTGGTCGTGTTGATCTCCTGCACGATACGGTCGGCGGCTTGCTCGCTGTACTTTGCGATGTCCTTCAGCGCCTTGTCGAGTCCCTGTACTTCTACCTTTACCATTTAGGACTGCCGCTCCGTCTTGACGATCATGAACTTGTCGCGGTAGTCTACATTATCGACCGAGCGCACATCGTAGTTCTCGCTGCGAAAGACAAGACGGTACTTGTTGAGCATCTGCGTGTCGGCGGTCCCGAGATCGTCCCTGTAACGCATCACAAACTCGTGCGTGTAGATGCCTTCGGGTTTACTCGCGTCCTCGGCTTCGCGTCCCGTCAGCGTCCGCACAGAGGCGTACACGGTCTCAATGGTTGCCCAAGAGTCCGTGATGACACCGAGGTTGTTCTGCGGAGTGCTTGCCTGCACCGCTACCCTATGACGCATTTCTCCTATCATCAGAATCCGATTGTCCTGTGGTGGGCGATCTCGCCAAGAATCCTGAACTCCCGCTCCTCTACGTTGTCGCGGTTCTCATCGCCCCTGCGCTCGTACCAGAGGGCGAGCAGTTTCAGCGTAGCAATCAGGATGTCAGCAGGAATATCGGTAGATGCGTTACCATATCCGGCAACGTATACCAACGTACCCGCGCGGTCCATGCGGTTAACTTCCCAACCATCGTTCCGGTGTTTTAGGTAGGATGCCTCGACCAGTTGCCAGTTCTCGGCGGCTTCGGTGTAGGATGTCTCCACGCCTGCGCTGTCCTCGTCGTAGATGGTCAAGGATGTGACCGACTGCACCGGAGGTCTGGGTATCTCAATCCGGTCCCGCATATCGTCTCCGTTCATCTCCCACGAATAGGTGCGGGTGATGAGCGAGCGCCGCAAGTATTCCTCAACACGGACACTAGCCGCCTTGATAAGGATCGTAAGGATCGCGTCTTGGCTCGTATCGGACGAATCGATACGGAGCCATTCCTTTGCTTCTGCTGTGCTTACTGGCTCAACAGAGGGTGCAGATGTAACGGTAAGCGACATGGCAGATGTTTTTTGAAATGTAGGAGCCGGGGCGGGAATCGAACCCGCTCCACCCCGAGAGAGGAAAAGGTGTGCGCCTTTACACCACCCGGCTCGCCCACCTATTAGGTGTTGGATACGCGACCGTATACGATAGCCTCCGGCTGAAGGATCTCGTAGTCTACGCGGTAGGAGTAGAACAGGTTGACCTGTCCGGTTGCAGCGTCTCCGTAGGGATCACGCAGGACTTTCATGGTCGGTGCCATGTAGTAGCCCATCTGTGACCAGTCACCGAAGAAGATCGGCTTGTTGCCACCCGTGCCGTCAGCGTCGACTTTAGCCGAGAACATGACGGGGTATCCGAGCAGGCTCGGACGGTTGGCGTACTGACCGAAGGTCGAACGGATGCCCTGCTCTGCGTACAGGCGCTCGTTGCCCGTCAGGGAAGCGATGTTGCCGTAGGTGGAGCCACGGGTCAACCATGCAACATTAGGGCTGTCGAGGTAAAACTGAACCGTGTCGTTGAAAGCGATGTCCTCGATCTCACCGGCGATGATGCCTGCGTCATCCGTGACTTTTGCTTCCGTACCAGAGGCGGCAGCCTCGGCAACGATCAGGCTGTTGTTCGTTTTCGCCATGCCGCGAGCGACGAAGTTCTCAATGAAGGCAAGCAGGTTGCTCGTCTCATCTTCGAGAAGTTCTTCGCTCAACTGTACCTTCTTCGTGTACTTGACAAGCGTGAAAGCCTGCTGACCGACTGCCGGAGCATCGCGGTCGTAGGAGTTGGCTTCTGCTGTGCTGACAAACTCGCCATCGGCTTCGTTGTCGAAAGGCACGTTGACAGTCGTTCCGACACCGGGGATGCGGGTCAGACCGAGCAGGTCCGTAAGGTCGGCTTCGGACTTCTTGGCAAAGATGCCTTCGAAGTGTCCCGTTGGGACCAAATTGCCACCATCGGCAGCGGTGCCAATGTTCATGTCCGTATTGTTGGATGCTTTGATCTCAACTTCACGACCATCAACATCGTATCCTTTAGCGCCACGGAGAGCGCCCGCATCGCCATCACGTACCCATGCGGCGTATGCTTTGGCTTCGGAGTCTCCGGTGTTTGCGATGATAGCCGGAGCGGACTTAGCTTCGGCAGGTACTTCGACGATGGCAGGAGCGGCTTTAGCTTCTTCCATAGCGTCGAGGCGAGCGTTCTGTGCTTCGAGCATTGACTCGATGCTTTTCAGAACGTCATTGTTCTGTTCAGACATTGTGGTGTCCTCTTGTTCTGTGTGTGGAGTTTCGCCCATGTCAGGCGTTTCATCGATTGCTTCCGACTTGGCTTCTGCCGCAGTTGGCGCAGGGTGATCATGCCCCGCCTCTGCCGTGTCTGCCTCTGGCTCCACTACATCAGATGCAATTTCCTGTGTTGCCGGGGCTGATGCCTCGACAAATTCCTTGATAGACATTACGTGGTTGCGTGGCTCGGCAGGGTTCAGCACAAGCGATGCTTCGCCGAGCGGCCATGTCTCAATTTCTTTTGACCCGTTGTCCGCGTCTTTGCGGCTTACGAGATGACCGACCGCGCCGGACGAGTAGCCGAGTTTGCCCATCTCGACCAGTTCGTTCACCATCTTCTCGTACTCGTCGCGCTTCTCCAGCTGCGCCTCGAACCACAGCCCCGCTTCGGTGCTGCTGATCTCGCCCACGCCGATCTGCCTGTTCTTCAGGGTATCGTCGTAGCCGTGTTGGTAGTAAACGGGGAGGGTTGCCTGAATGCCGAAGTCGGTGGACTTAGTGAAGAAGTCACCGTATAGGTCGGGGTCAGTCGGTCCGCTAAACCTCACCAGATAGCCGCCGATTCGACCGTCACCCAGAGCCTTAACCTCGCCCCCGTAGGCGATGAGCAGTTCGTTATCGTTCATTGTGTCTGTTGATTTGTTGAGCGGCTTACGCGGATCGTGCGCCCAGTTCATTAATGATATATCCCGTTTACTCGGGCATCCGTCTCTTGCGGGTTCTCCCTGCTCGCCGTTACGCATTCTTTCAATAAAGGAGATAGCGCGGTTGGCGTTCTTGATGTGCTTGTCTGTCCAATCGTCTTTGTTGGTTTCGAGCAGTTCAAGATTGCGGGCGATGACTGCCGCCGGGTCTACCGATGCCAAGCGGCTGCACTCGGTTTCGGACCACGCCCGAAGATCGGACGCGCTCATGTTAGCGAGCCTGTTCCACTTGCGATATACCTCGTCGAGTTCTTCCATGCCCCTTATACAGTCTGTGTAATTTGGAGTTCGCTAAAGGATTGCAAGCGCTGCTAAGGCAAGGCAATAACACACCGCTTCGAAAAGGTCTGCTGCTGTCATTTCTTATCTACCCAACCGCCGCCCTTGAACACGGTAGCAGTCCCGCCTGTGATGACGATGCGGCACTCCTGTCCGGTCGTTGGACACTTGGTCAGCGGTGCGCTCTTAATCGAAGCAAAATGCTCGAAGCGTGTTCCGTCTTTGCGTTCGTAGGTGTAGGTCATCTTATTCCCTCGAATATGATGTCTTGTAGTGCTGCGGCGATGATAGTCGCTTCTCCTTCGGGTATGCCGAGGCGTATCAGTTCGGCGTAGTAAGCGGCTATAACGAGAGCCAAATACTCAACGCTCCTGATATTTTTGTCATGCTCAGTCACCGTTATCTATCAGCACAAGGTTAAACTGGAGCGAAATATTGGCGGTATTGTTTGCCACCTTTGCGAAGAATCCAATGTCGCAGGGTCCGACAAACGGACCGCGTGACACGTGGCTCGTTATGACAAGCGTATTCTGTAATCCTTTGTGTAGTGCTTGCAATCGCATTGGCTCGTACGGAGAGGCTACATCGTCCGCTCCGCAACGCTGAAAAAAAGCAATATTGGCGTTCTTGGTTGGCTCAATATCTGCCGCGTAAGAGGTCAAAAAAGCAGTCTTTCCTTTCGGCACAGTATACGCACCGATCAGGCTCTGACCATATCCGAACACGCCATCTTTCGCTAACTGCGCCCACGTAGCACCGCCACCATCTACTCGCAGGGTTATCGTCCCGTCATGGGTACTCGCTGACGTTGATGCGTAGGTGTTTGTATTGACCACGTACATACGATAAACACGAAGCCACGTATTGCTCACGTCTACTGCTTGCGTTCCTTGCAGGGTTACCGTCTCTGTCTGCTCGCGCCAATCTGCACCTATTCCCTGAATAAGTACCTGCTGCGCTCCGGCGTTGCTCGTGCTGTCTACATCGGACGAGGACAGTATCTCCAATGATACCGGAGAGGTCGGCGTTGGATACGTCTTGCTGTCTGTAATGACCGTCCACGTTGTACCGATAGCGTCAGCCTCGCCAAACTTGTTGACTACGCTGTGGCTCTTTACGTCACCTTTAGCCACCTCCAGATAGAACTCGGCGTTGATCTGGTTGCCCGATAGGTCGCGCTCAATGCCCACCTGTCCATGTGCGGCAGTTGCAAAAAGGCAAAGCAATATGATGGCGGCGGCTCGTTTCATTGGATGCACTCCTGATAAGATAATTTTCTGGCCTCTGCCAGTTGCAGGCAGGTGATCAGTTGTAACTCCTTCTTGATTTCGGCTTGAGTGCGCTCTACCGCTTCGATACGGTCCTCCATCGTTCCTATTTGCGTCAGGATGCTGCCCTGTGCCATCTCAACCGCACCAACTCTATCTGGTATTTCACGATACCCGGCGGTCGCTACGCCGACAAGCATCGACACGACGATAACTCCGGCAATCAATTTGCCGACCTCAATAACTTTCCCTGTCTGTTCTATCTGGTCCATGTGGTTAAATAATTAAGGCAAAAAGCCCATTTGACAACGACAGTTTATAACCTCACCCGGTGGCTTACCTGCCTCGGATGGTCGCATTAACCCGTTGCTGAACGCTTCGCCGATGGGTCTTTCCTCACCGTCGAGGACTCGGTGGTTGGCATCGCCCGCTCGAGGCTTCTTCCTCGGGTCTGGTCGCACCCTCTGGTCGCTTGCGGTTATCCAGAACTTGCGAGTCATGCCTGCGGCGGTGGCGGCTTCCATCGCCCCGTAGTTGGCGGCGGCGTTCATTTCCGTTTGGGCAATCCGAAGGGCGCGGTTCTTTGATATGCCCGGATAGACAGTGCCATCTTGGTCTGTGTAGCCGGACCACATTCCGCGTAGAATCTTGGCGATGTCATCCGTTCCAAGACCCATTTCTGCGGCGGTCTGTGTTGCCGATGTGACCGTTGCCTGCACCCACTCCTTCGTGTAGTTGTCGATCAGACGGATCTGCTCGCCGCCATTTTGGGCGAGGTACGTATCAACGTTGTCCTCCCATGAAGTGTATTGCTCGTCGGTGAACTCCTTGCGGCTTGCGTCGATGGCGTTGTAGACCTTGCCTGTAATCGTCAAAGCGGCGTTCTTCCAAGCGCCCTGATACACCTCTGTGATCGGCTCAGAGTCAATGGCTGCATCGATGTTGCTGTCGTTACGGACGGCTCGTGCTGCTGCGTCGATCTGCTTGGTGATAGCCTGCTCTATATCATCAACAAAGGAATCAACCTCTTTGTCGATTAGGCGCTCCATCGCTTCTGCGTGTTCACGCCATCCTGCCCGCGTTCGAGCGAGCGGATTGAGTGCCTTTGTGCCTTCCGGTTCGGCTTCGCTCCGGTCGGCTTCTAAAAACCCACGAAGGGCGGTCGGAACACTTCGTCGAGGTCTGCGCCTGTTGCCAAACGCTCGCGGATAATATCAGCCTCGTAATCAGCCAGAGCGTCAGGCGTGAACTTAACGTCCCGCCCCTTGCGGTTGATCTTGGTGCGCCACCTCTGGATGTCGAGGTTCTTGGTATCAGATACGGTATCAGCCGAGCGGACTTCCTGTGGCTGCTCTGCAACAACGTCCTGCCCCTGAATCGGCTCGTACCCGAGCAACTCGCGTCCCTCGTTTACGGACAACACCGGACCGCCCACGGCAAGGGCGATTGCCTGCGCCTTCTCCAGTTCGCTCTGCTGCATGACCTCGGTCTTGTGCGGCTCAAACTCCAAGTGGTAGCCGAGCGGCATCAAGAGTTGTTGGTTGATAGCATGGGCGAGTAGCCGCGCCTGTGGCACAACCGTATTTGCCATGAACGCCAACTGGTCGCTCTTGGCTGTGGCGTAGTTGGCGGCGTTAGACATGACGAGCGAGTGCGGAACGCCAAGCGTCGAGGCGATGGCTTCCCTTGCATCTCGCGTGATCACATCGCTGTGCAAGTCGGACAGGTCAGATCCTACCTCCTGCGCTGACAGCCCCTGCATCACCATCGGGTCATCGGGTGTCGGCTTCGTGCCGAGGATGTTGCGGCGCACCCACCGCTGCCACCGCTTGACCGTCAACTCGTCCGGCTGACGTGCGTCCTTGTCGGCAACCCAGACGGTCTTTTTGACCAGTCCTGATCGCAACTGACCACTCGTGTACTCTGCAAGGTCATGTAGAATCTGGCTGTGCATATTCGCCGAGCGAGCGTCTGCCGATCCCGGTCCCTGCTCTACAAAGGGCGAAGGCTGAAAAGTGCCGAGGACTCTTGAGCGTGGAACCTGAAATTTACGCTCGTTGGCTCTCCGCTCGTAATAGCGGAAGTTGCCTTGCTCGTCGGGTCCGTACTTTCCATCTTTGAAGCAGGGCTTCATGCTCGTCGGGTTAATCCATGACAGCCCGTCTGCTTTGGTGATAATCCCGTCCTTGTTGAACGTGCCCTCCTTCATGGCGTAGGCAGCACCAACGAGAGCGAGAGATGCTTCCGCTCGGTACAGGTAGTCGAAGAGGTCGAGCCACGCCAGTTCTTCGGGCGCTTCTTCTCCTGCCTTCCAAACCACGTTGGTCATGTTACCCTTGTGAACGACAAAGGGCAAGGCTGCGAGCGCCTTTGCCCTAACGTCTACACACCGCCGCGTCCAACCCTCGTCTGTCCATGCTACCGCCGGGGACATCTTGGCTACGTGTTCGTGACCATGCAGGTTGAAGATGTTGAGCCATTCGGGGTCGTTAAGGCTTACGCCCTTCGTTGACGATCCGAGTACATAAAAATCGGGCTTTGGCATTACCAGACTCCCCAAGTGTTAGTTTCGCCTTTCAGGTGCGTATAAATGGCATACCGCATGGCATCAACGGCGTGGTCGTGCCGCTTTAGAGGAACGTCCTTTAGTTCGCCAGACTTGCGGTCCTCGTCCCATCGGTATTCCCGTAGTTCATTCTGTAAGTTTTGCGACCCTGCATGAACGTTAACGTTGAAACGTTTTACAAAGTCAATACCATCTTTTACGCTCTTGTCGGCCTTATACGCCTGCAACCCTTCTCGGATCAATTCCTCAATCCGGTCCGGTTCTGCGGAATCACAGTAAATTGGCGCGTTTTTATTGCTGACTACTTTCTTTAACTCAGCAATCAGATCAGAGTTTGTTAGACCGCTCTGATAAATAACCTCCCGCACGTAGATGTCGGGATCGGTCACGGTCACGGCAACCACGGCAGAGGGGCTATTGTACCCAAAGTCGATACCGTAGAAGTCCGGCTCTCGGTGTTGGTTGTACGTTTTCCACTCTGGGAAGATAACACCCTTGAGCGCCTCGCCCCACTCCCCTCGCTCGTAGATGGCTCTCAGATCCTCTGGAAGCGATTTGAGTACGTCGATATACTGCTTGTCGAGGAAAGCATTGTCGCGCCACGTGGTACGCAGCACGAAGATGTCGGGGTTCTCGTCGAGCCACCGCCGGACCCAGAGCCGAGAATCGGTCGGGTTGAGGGTCAGCGTCACCTGCTTGTAGGTCGGCACATCGCCACGCAGTCGCAAGTCTACTTGCCGAAAGGCATCCTCTTTGACCTCGCTTGCTTCCTCTATCCAGACGGAAGTGATGCCTGCAATAGACTTCAGTTTCTCTGGGTCATCCAGTCCGGCATGGATGATCTGCGCTCCGTTGGGAAACGTGATCGACAGGTCGGAGCGGTTGGCTGTTACCTCTACGCCGAAAGCGGAAGCCACCTCGATGAGCAGACGGAAGGTGGACTCGCGGCAGGTCCGGTAGACGTTACGGATCACCAGTATCCGCTCGCGCTTATTCTGTACGCAGCGGTACACGAGTTTCTGTGCTACCGTGTAGGACTTACCAGATCCCGCCCCGCCAAACAGTACCGCGTACCTGTCCTCGCTTTTAAGAAAGCCAGAGTAGCGGCTGTTGTACTGAATCTGATCGCCAGACATCAATCATCGTGGTCGGCATCGACCGGGACGAAATTGATCTGCAAGGGCTGACCGCCGGAGGTGATGTCGATGGTGTTGTTCTCGCTCCAACCCATCTTTACCCTGCTGTAATAACGAGCGGTCTGAAACCAAGACGGGTGCGTTGGGTCCATCGCTACCGTGGCAATGCAGTCCTGCACTTCATCGGCGATCTGGTCCTTCAGGGCATTATAGACCGTCTTTACCGTCTCACTCTCTTCCATGCGGCGGTATATGCTACTGCGATGGTATCCCAGATCCTCAGCCACACGGGTGATGATACCCTTATGCTTTACAAGGGCTGCGATAATCTCTTCGTCGGTATGTCTGTTCTTGTTCACGCGCGTGAGCGTCTTGTATTAGTCCTCTGGTATGCAATGAAAGAACAAGGCGCGGAACGCGTCCATGTCGATCTTCGTGCCGGGGCAGGTTTTCTTGGCTCCTGTCTCGCGGTGTCCGAGTATGTTGTGTGGCGGTATGTCGTACAGATCAGATAGACGGTCACAAAGACGGACAGCGCACAAGACCTGCGGCAGCGTCCACATCTCGTGGTCTCCGTGACCCTCGAAAGCAATACCTATGCTTCGGTTGTTGTAACCTAACGCATGAGCGCCTTGCTCATCCTCTGCCCTTCCTGTTTCAAGCGCACCGTTCCTGCGTATGAGGTAGTGGTAACCAACGTCCGACCATCCCCTGTCAAGATGCCAACGCCGGACCCGATCAATACCTGCGTCACCATCAAAGGCGAGGGTATGCAGGACGATGTACTCGGGTGCGTTCATCCTTTATCGGATTCTTGCTTGTCTTTGCCTTCTGGGATCAACATGGCAGCAACGGCAGCAAGGGCTGTGATGGCTTCCCAGATTACCTGCAAGTCCTCAACGCCAATGGGCAAGAACTGCGCGATGATGGCAAGTCCTGCCCATGTAGATGCTTCTTTCAGGCGGTCGAGTAGTTTCTTGATCATCGTAGGTAGTACGGTTGGTGGTACAAGTGCCGAAACGGGTATCTGCTCCGGCGGGTGTGGCTTGATCTTTTCCATGTCAATATAACGCTGAAGCGGTTACCGATGTTCGAGTCTGTTGCGTAGCCTGTATCCAAGTCTGCTTGTGCAGCGCGGCGTCTGGGCTTTCTGATTGCGGTCGTAATAGGACCACCAATGATCGGAGATGTCCTCCACATTAGGTACTGGCAGCGCCTCACCGGGTCTGGCTGCGTCTCCCAGTTCGGAGCGAGCCTTGTTCTCTGATCTAACAACGGCGTTCTGCTCGTAGCCGCCTTCCCTGTTGATGCAGATTAGTTCAAAGTCCTCTGGTGCGAGGTCGTATAAGGCTATCCACTCGTCTCGTTGGTGTTGGCTGATAGGTAGCCCATGCAGTTTCCCAGAACGCAGGGCGCGTTGCCTACGGGCTTTTATAGACTGCTCCCATTGAGCGATGGACAACCCGGTAATCTTGTGGCAGAGCATCTCTGCCTCATATCCTAACGTCGAAAAGGTCAATGATCTTGGTGTTGTGTAGTTGCGCTTTCTCCTTTGCCCATTCGCGTTCCCTGCGGTCGGCGCAGCGGGTCAGGTAGTTGGTGCGAAAGTCCTCCATGTTCTCCCTGCCCTCGAAGGAAAGACCGTGGTCAAACCAGAAGTCCACGGTATCCTTAAACTCCTGCCCAGATCCCGGCTCGATGTTGCCGACGAGCGCCACCTTCTCGTTGTAGGTAAGCGTTCTCTTTAGCCTTCTCTGTATATAGCCAATCGCCTTGGCGTCGATCTGGCTGGGCTTAAGTGTTTCCATATTCATTCTATGAATGTAGCCTCTCTCGGCAGTCCGAGTCAATCCTTCGCCATGTGCCGCGTATGGCTTCTTTTTGGATTTGTTTTGTTCTGTCTCTCAGGATACGGTGTGCCAACCCTGAATGTCAAAAGGGTACAACAGGGGTTATATATAAAGCCGAAAGAACGCCGCCCCTGTGTGCTGTTCGGGATTCGTTGCCTGCATCCCCAACGTGTTTCGGTTGACCTCCTGCGCCTCGAACGGCTCCGCTTCCATAACCACGGACACCTGTCGCATCAGCCAAGTCAATAGTAAACGCGAGATCGCGATTGGTTCAAGACAATCTGGGTGCATCTTATCCACCAAACCTCTCATTCCGTCTTAAGTGATCTATTTGTGTGAAGTGTTTGTTAAGGGTTGTGTATATGTCAAAAAAAAATCCGACCTTTGCATCAACAAACGGCGCGAGCCATAACCAACCGAGAGAGACAATGACTATCGAGAACATGACCAAAGTCACCGAGAACTTGGCAACACTTAACCTGACAGATATGGAAACGATGTTCATGTTTGCATTGATCTGCGTAGGCACAATCCCGACAGAGCCTATGTTTTATGACCGAGACATTCAGGACTATTCCAAAAATTTGGCGATTGACGTTAAGGTTTTGCGTGGTGTTGTCGGATCGCTTACAAAAAAAGGTCTTGTTGATCCTGACTTCTTCGGAGATGATACACCGGACGGAAACGTCATCGGGCTGTGCCGCGAGTACTTCTGGCTTCACCCAGAGATTGACCTGTCTTGTGAATACTAAGCCGAAACGCCCTTCGGGGCGTCCACCGGGGATCGTCTCCCGGTGCTGATGAGGCAGACACCTCGAACCGCCGCGCCGTAACGCGGCACAATCAAGAGAGAGAAAATGAGCAAAATCAAGTATCCGCTCAAGAGCAAGTATCCACTCATGCTGCCTGATGACACCGAGTCATGCGATGAGTACTGGGTTAGAATAACCTTCGATTCAGGATTTGGATATGGCGGGTGGCAAGACTATAAGGTTCGCCACCATGACGAAGCATTCTACCTGTTCCGACAAGAAAGCCGTTTCGAATCGGATCAGATTGTAGATATGCAGAAGATCTCCTTAGAGGATTACAAGCCGCTGCATTAGGCAGCAATCTGAAGGTCGCAAACAAACACACGCCGCCCCGTAAGGCGGCACAAACCGAGGTCGGAAGTAATTAGGCAAAACCTACCCATAAAATGCTTCCGATAACACCAACCACGAGAGAACAATGACAAAGACACAACTACTACGCAAGGTCGAGCGCCTGTTGGACAACTTAGACAAGGTGTTCTACTGGGTCATCCTGATCGGCGCTTCTTACTTCATCATTAGAACCATCGTTGGATAATGGCACTCAAGATAGACACCGACCGCCTCGACCTCTGCCACTACGTCAGCCAGAAAGACAACGACCTCTCGTGGTGGTTTGACTGGTGCAAGGACGAAGATCCCGTCACCTTTTGGGAGCGCAGACTTGAAAAACGAAGGCAATCAAACGGAGCCAACAAAAACAAGCGAAAGAAAAAATGAGCTACGAAGAAGCTGCGATATTCCTGACGGGCGCTCTTTGCGCCTCGGTCTTGACTTGGATTATTGCAATCCTAATGTCAAACATAGAAAAGCCGGAAGGCGGCACGAGGTTTACAGGCGATCAGGTCGCTATGCTGAACAAGCTGCTTGACGAGAACGATGTACAACTAACCAACAAAGACTGATGTACTACAACACAACCAGCGAGACAGGCGAGCAACTGGCAACCGCAACCCAGTCCGCCGCATCCCAGACCCAGCGCATCCTCGACCTGTTCAGGTCAATGCCCAACACATCCATTCATGCGTGGACCATCAAGACATTCCTGCGTGGCGATGTGCCGATCACGAGCGTCAGGCGAGCCATCACGGACCTGCACGATGCAGGGAAGATAGAGCGCGATGATTCGGTGTATGCCGGACCCTACCGCCGCAAGACGTATACGTATCGATACCTTCGGGACTGATTGTGAATAGAATGCGAAGGGCGTGACAATGTCAGAAAAAAGCGCGAGTTTGTTATCAAGACAACGGCGCAAGCCATCACTAACCGAGAGAGACAATGACCAAGACTGTTTGCACACCTTCGCCGCTTAATAGCCGAGACGAGTTCATCGCCCTTGTTGATGCCGCTCTTTTTGAAGGACGCGCTGTTGAGATTGATCTGAGAAGAGCGCCTGCTTCTCATTTCGTTTACCTTCGCAACCTGTACGCAGCAGGCAAAATTGACCGATGCTCCGATGAGTGGATGGGCGTGATAACATTCGCCGCACCTGAAGTTGCACATCGATAGTGCAATCTTTGAACCAAGAACAACCCGCCGCCCTGTAAGGCGGCAAAACCTTACCAAGACAATGACACAGAGAGAGACAGACAACTTCGACGCCTACTACGACGAGATTGCCGACGAGCAGTACGAGATGTGGAAGGAGCAGAAGGAGATTCCGCAACTGCGGACGATCGATACAACATCACTTCAGCGTAGCCTCGACCGCATGGCGGCAATCCTTAAAGAGATGAACGAGGTGACAAAATGAGCGGTATCGTAAACATACACGGCAAGCAATACAAGACCGTGGCGCTCCGTGTGAGCGAGTTTCGTGAGAAGTACCCCATCGATGATGGATGGGGTATTGAGACTCAATGCTACGCCGTTGACGCACAGACGGTCATCATGCGAGCCGTCATCACAGACCCGCAGGGTCGCGTAGTGGCTACTGGTTACGCCGAAGAAGAACGATCTCAGCGCGGCATTAACAGCACGAGTGCATTAGAGAACTGCGAGACTTCGGCAATCGGTCGGGCGCTGAGTGCTGCCGGGTTTGGCGGCGATGCGTATGCGAGCGCCGATGAGATAGCGCAGGCGATCAGCAAGCAAGGCAGCAGCCCGTCAGCCGCACCGGGTCAGCCATCGCAGAAGCAGAAAAACTTTGCGTGGTCGCTCATCAAGAAGCAGCCCGAGGACAAGCAGGAAGCATACATCAAACGAGCAAAGACGGCAGATGCCGCTGCGCTCTCAAAACTGATCGACGAACTCAATGGATAGCACAGCAAGAAAGAAGATCGAAAGCCAGATCCGCAGGGCTGCGAACATGATCCACACCCGCATCAAGGTCGCGGCACTCGGTATGCAGGAAGCGCAGACCTACTGGATCGAAAGGGATGAAGGGTACTTCGAGGGATTTGAGCATGGTCTCAATGCTTCCAAGTTGCACATAGAGGACGCTATGCAGGCGTTTGTAGATGGCGAACTGGTCGAGGAGGTACTTGGCGATGCCTAACATACCAGAGCGTTCTCAGATGATTAAGGAAGCCGTGTCTATTGCAACGGGCGTTCCTATCTATCGGATGATGGTTCACCATAGAAGTCATGACAGCATGGCGGCTCGTAAATGTGCGGTAGATTTACACCTGCACAATCTTGGCTTCATGGGTACGAAGTGGATCGGTCAGCAGCTTGGTATTGATAGGGTCGAATACAAAAACACCAAGCTGTTCGTGGACAAGCTGACCCACGCATACGCTCAACACTTGTATGACAAGATGGTTAAAGAGGAATTATGAAGCTACACTGGACAGAGGAACCGCAGTCTACGCCAGAACAGGATGCGCTCGTGTGGCGCGTCAAGGCGTGGCTCATACTAAAGATCAAGAGGCTTATCGCATGACCCTCATTGAACAACAAATATACGCAGAAGTCGGAGCAGCAATAGAAAACTGCACCCAACGGGAGAAACTTGACATTGCAACGTGGATCGTTTTATCATGCCTGAACGATACGCAAGAGGGCATGACCGGAGCGGATTCATACCTTGATGTCGTGACCCGGCATTGTGGCGATATACTGACCCACGCTCGTGGTCGGCTCATGCGATACGGCAACAACGGATACCCGAAACGATAACACAAACAGAGAGAGACAATGAGCAACCAGAACCTTTTTGACCTGACACACAACCAACTGGCAGACCTTGCCAACTTGGAAGAACTGCTCGAAGCAACGGGCGGCGAGATAACCGAGGATGCCGAGGCGCTACTCGACCAGATCGCACAAGGCGAGGATGATATCCTTAGCAAACTGGATTCATACGCCGTGGTGATCGCCCAGATGGAGATGGATGCCGAAGCCTACGAAGCCAAAGCCGCGTACCTAAAGGAGCGAATGGACACCATGAAGGCTCGCGCCAACAGCAAGCGCCGCGTGGTTGACAGCCTCAAGGACCGCATCATGCTATCCATGAAGATGCTCGGGATGCAGAAGGCAGAGACACCCAACCACGTCAGCGTATCAGTACGCAAGGCGAAGGCTCCGGTTATCATCGAGGATGAATCGCTCGTGCCGGATGAGTTCGCCAAGATCACACGCCGCCCAGACAAGACCGCCATCGGCAAGGCTCTGGCTGCGGGTCTGGAATGTGACTTCGCTGCGCTCGGCGAAGGCAAGGAATACGTAGTGCTGCGATAATGAAAGACCAAGAACACCGGGAGCAGGTGGCGCTGTTCAAGGCGCTGAAATTACAAGAGCGGACCAACCCGCTATTCGCCAACGTCTTTGCGATTCCGAACGGCGGTCATCGCCACATTAAGGTCGCGGCGAAACTAAAAGCCGAAGGAGTGAAGGCAGGCATCCCCGACATTTTCGTGGCGGTCCCCAACTCGTACTCGGCAGGGCTGTTTATCGAGATGAAGGTAAAGCCCAACAAGCCGAGCAAGCATCAGAAGGCGTGGCTCGAAAGGCTCGAACGTGTCGGGTATGACTGTCTGGTGTGCTACTCGTGGACGGATGCGTACAAGGCGATTACAGATCACATCAACAGCGTCATCTCGGATCTGGCTTTGTGAATAGAATGTGAAGGGCGTGTATATGTCAAAATAAAGCGCGACCTTTATATCAACAACACGGCGCAAGCCATAACCAACCGAGAGAGACAATGACTATCGTAACAGAAGCAGCCAAAGAAACCACCACCACTACCGTATTAGTAGAACCCTTTGTTGATTTGCCTGATTTTGAAATGGGCGTGGTACGCAACAACATAGTCGATGACGGAGGCATTGTATTTTTAGGCGCAAATGGACATCACGGAACCGTATTCCGCCTTACAACAAACCGCGAAAAGATAGTGATGGCGAGAATCCTCGAGTCCATGGCTGAGGGGTTGCGCTCAGGTATCAGGATGAGCCACCGACGAGAGGCGATTAAGGCAAGCAAACTTCAGGAAGAAGCGAAGTAAGCCGTAACACAGCACAGGACGCCCCGTAAGGCGTCCTTTTTTTATGCGGTTAACTTATCGGGCAAAGATAGATCGTGCGGCACAGGCGATTCTACGAAGCCTCAGAGCGTCTCCATGGTCTGAAAGACAACCTGCTGCTTCTTGTAGTCATGTGTGAAACGCAGCCACCACCCGCCGAGCGGTTTGGGTGGAGCGCCTCGTTCGACGTGCCAACCGCCCTGTGTGTTGTACTCCTGCTTGTAGGAAGATACACAGAGGTGGATCTGTGGACGTAGCACCAGCTTCCCGTAATCAGTAATTGCTTCCTTCACAATCTCCATCCGCCAGCGCTCGTGGATGTGACCAGTGACAACGATGTCAGCATCCGAGTATATCTCGGCGTTGCGTTGTGAGATAAGCGTTCCGCGAGTTACCCTTCCTCCGCCGCCCGAGCCATGATAATATCGAAGCCAGACGCTTTTCCTCTTGTGTGGCGTGGCGAAGCGAAGTTTGATATAGCCACCATAGCCGCCAACCTGAACGTTAGATCCTGTCTCCTTGTTTAGCCGATAGGCAAAGCGAGCGAGGATGTCCGTCTGGTGATGTTTTATGATCGCGGTCTCATGGTTGCCATATCCGAGGACGGCGAACTGGTGGGCGTACGGTTTAAAAAAATCAACCGCCGTGTTCGGTACGTCATCGAAGTATTCTTCGCCTCGGTGGATGGGTCGCAGAGCATCCGAGGACTTGCGCCTGTCATACTTGCCCTGCATCAAACAGAAGAAGTCTCCAACGTCGATGACCGGAGCGTTGCGCTCCTTTGCCAATTCGAGATGCTTCTTTTGCAGCGACCAGTCGGAGTGTTGGTTGTCCCAATGGCGGTCACCCGTCAGGAGTACCCACTGCTCCCAGTCTTTGTTTTCAAACTCATCGTCGAACTCTATCTGGTGTGCATCAGGTCCAAGCCGAGAGACGGTCCACATGGTGTCGTTGGGTTATTGAGGCCAAGCGTGTGATCGTATATCGTAGGCAAGCGCGGCTGCAACACCCATGTCGTGCAACTGCTGCTCTAAAGCATCCGATTCTGCCCTTACTGCTTCGATCCAATCCCACGCGACCGAGATGCTTGCCAGTTCTGCCTGCTCGTCATCGGTCAATGGGCTTGTGTTCTGCAAGGTTAAGACGCGCATCGTCATATTGCGCTGCTTCCAATCGGGGTATCTTTCCTCGATAATCTGCTTTGCCACTCGTTTGACCTTTTCGGTGAGAAAGTCCCTGTGCAAGTTTACTTCTTCCTCTGGTCTCGGTGTCGCTGCGCCCCATTGTTGCAGGTAGTGATCGCCGTTCTTCACCGGGTCAACTTGAACGTTGATGTGGGTGTATTCGCTTTCGGGTGGTTCAGTCCTAACAAGCGGATATATGCCCAACTCAGGGTTCACGTAATCCGTCAGCACCTTTGGAAAGGATACGTGCGGAAAGGCTTTTAGAACGTTCTTTCTTGCTACGGGATAAGAAAGCGTTCCGTCTTGATTCTCAATTACAAAGATGCTCATGGCTTATGGGGCAAAGAGGGTGACTTGTCTTGAATCATCAAAAGCGGCGTCATTCAGAGTCGCTGCGGTGGACATGGTTGTCTTGCCCTCCCAATCAAAAACCACAAGACGGGATGATGCACTGTAGCCGCCGCCAATGACATAAATATAGTTTTCGTAAGCGTCACAACTCCTGACATCGTATGCGTAGACGTTGTAGTAGTTGATTTGGTTGGTGATGGAAGTGCCGTTGTTAGTTACGATGTTCATCTCCCTATCATCTCGCGCCATGACAGCCCATCCACTATCAGATACCCCGTCATAGTTCGGCAAGTATTGCAATCCGGTAACGCCTACTGGTCTGTCGTATAGGTCTAAATCATATGCCGATGTATACCAATCCAAACTTGTATCGCTCGCCCACTTAGTTAAGCCGAAGTAATTCCCAGCGCCACCGCCTGCCATGTATATCTCGCCATCGTTTGGGCTTACTTGGTAGTTAAAAGCGTAAGAATAGGGTTCATACCAAGCGTTGCGTTTTGCGCTATCAGACGGCTCATTTGATGCGTTTAGAGTATTAGGGTTGATGTATGAGGCTGATTTGTAATAGCAATACTCTCCGTCGTTACTTGTAGCGATAGCGATTCCCTGACTTCCGCTATCCTGTGCATGGTATCCAATGGTTGTCATATTGGTTGGGTCGCTGATGTCTATTGTTGCGACCCGTCCGTTGGAAGAATTGCTGATCCACAAGACATCTTTGGTAGGGTGTACGATAGCGTTTTGTGGCGATGTCAAGTTAGCATCGCTCCACTCGCCCAGTATTTGCGATGCGCCAAGCGTGTTAACATCAGACACATCAATAGCCACGATTTTACCAGAAGTATCGCAGCAGTATATCACGCCATCTTTACAACTTGCTTTGCATCCATAATTGCCGAAAGCATAAGATGTTGTATAGGATGCCGTGACCGATGGGCTTGTCGGGTCTTGTATGTCTACTATTGCAATATGACCCGATGAACTTGCGCTAAACAGGTGCGTGGGCGCGACATCGGGGTCTCCGTCCATTCTAAATACACCGCCGCTCCCGCCGCCGCCAGACGCTCTCCGAAGGGCTAACATTCCCGGTGTAAACATCTTACTTACTGTCTAAAGATGAGACGATACCATGCCACGTTGTGCCACCATCGCGGGTGTAGAAGACCAGTATATCAACGCCTGCGGCTGTCAGCGTTGGTGCGGTCCCGCCTTCCCAATCTACGGCAGCAGGAAACGTGAGCGTATACGCGCCGCCGTTGGTCAACTCAAGAACGAAACTGGTAGCGTCACCTGATGCGATAGGGTTTGAGAACGTCAGCGTGAGGTTGCCGCCAATGGTTGCTGTGTGAACGTTGCCGTTCTCAAGATCGATGGTCGTGGCTGTGGTGATGCTGCCGTGAGCGTAGACCTCCATCGCGTAGTCTTTGACGAGCGGACGCGACAGCGTAGAGTCTGCCATGTTAATATCGCCCGAAAGCGATGAGCCAAGAACGGTTGCGCTCGCTGATACCGTTCCTGTGATCTTTGAACCCGGCACTTCTGCCCCGCTGCCTTTAAGCAGGTTGGCAATCTGAACGCCCTCGTCGTTGACCCCATCGGTAACGTATAGCCGATCGGTCCCGTCCGGCGCGGTGTTTTCTGCTAAGTCGTGTACTGTTGCCATCGTCTATCCCTTAATCGGTGTTGCAATAAGATAGGTGATCGGGTCGGGTCGAAACCACGTGGAATTAGCATCTGCGTTTTTGACGTAGTACCAAGAGAGAACCGCGTCCTGATCTGCCACAACGATCATGTCTACCCACAGAACAGGCTCGTTCGCGAAGGTGACGTTGTTCGTGCCCTTGATTGCGCCGATAAGACCCTCGTCGCTTGATCCTGTAAAACTATCAACACGCAAGAAATCGGTGCTGCCTGATAGCGCGGCGTTGCTCTTGCAAGCCGCTACATAAGCAGTAAGACCTGCGCCCAAAGATATACCGGCATTTAAGGTATCATCCGTGGTGTCGGCGACAGGCTTTTCTACCGAGAAGCAGCCGCGCACGTAGTAGGTGTGTCCTGCGTCAAGCGATAATGTCGTGACATAATGTGCCGAAGGGTCGTTTGCTACCTCGCCACTCGTGTCAAGTTCAAACTTAAGCAGGTCCGTATCGGTGTCGGCTGTGCCTCCATCATCGCCTCGGTTAATGGTAGCGTTCAGCGATTGCCACGCAGTCCGGGCAACGGTATCGTCGGTCTGTGGGAATACGGTGGTAGCCATTACCCGAGCAGCCTCCGAGCATACAAGAATGAACCCGCCTGTATGGTGGAGTTGCTTGCATCGCTCACGTTCTGCGCCCACTCTAAGCCAACGGTCCCGCTTGTGCTTGTTGTGACTACGCTGCGGATAATGATTGCCGTGTCGCTTGTATTTTCAGGAGTACCCGCCTCGGCGAAGATTATGTTGTTGCCCTCTTGGTACGAATAGTCAGAACTACCGAAGCCCTTCAGATCCCACTTCAGGTTGCCTGACCCGGTGCTAATCTTTAGCACAATCAGCAGCTCGTAGGTTTCGCCTGTGCCTGCGGTCCAAACAAGTGAATCATCGTCTTGCAGGGTTGTGCTTGATGCTACTGACTCGTCGGCGGTCTTGACCTTTGCCACGTTGTAATCGTTGGCGATGTCCTTCAGGTGAGATACCGCTGTGACCCCTGACCCATCTGTTGTGGCTGTTCCGAGAAAAAGCGTATCAGCAGGCTGCGTCCCGCTGGTGTTTACCGTGAACGTGCCATCGTCATTCAGATAAACGTAATTTGTAGAACTGGCTGACAGAGCCTCTGACTGCGTACCGTCTGACACCACCTCAAAGCCGTTTACAAAACAAGTCCCGGCAGATATATCCACGTTCAGACCTGTGCCTGCTGACAGCGCGTACCCATTTAAGCGATACTCTGTGGCAACCGCGATGGTCTTGTTCGCCGAAGTCCATGCCGCCTCGGTGATCTGATCGCCTGCTTCTGGGAATACTGTGGTAGCCATTATGCGTCAGCGAAGGTTATGGTCCATGTTACGTTGATGCTCTTGGTGGCATCCTTGACGATAGCCGTTGCCAAGACGGAGCGGCAGAACATCGTGCCACCGGATGCCGCGTCAAACATTCCCAACTCGGCAATCGTGTTGCCGTTGGCTTCTGCTTTAGAGAAGAATGCTTTAAAGGTGGCAACTGCACCCGTTGCGAAGTCTGTGACGATGGCGTTACGGTCGACCTCTGTGCCGAGCGCCGTGTCTGTCGTAGCCGCCGCCGTGTCATCCGTTCCGATGCCAATGTGAGACGGAAAAGTTGTCGAGTCCTGCGCCCAGACAGCAGCAATACGAGCCACGCCATTATTCGTGACAACGTTGTTCTGCTCGTATACGGTCGTGCCTTCGTCGGTAATGACTTCAACAGTTACCCGTCCGTGTGGTCGTATGTTATCCAACATGGAATCCATCAATGTAGGTGTCTGTGCCATTGACTGTGTAGGCTCCTGTATAAGTCGTTCCTGTTACGGTATCGGCTGCGGTTGCGTTGTCCTTCTCGCTGTTTAACAACCGAAGTACCTCATTGTCCCGCACAACGAATTTACGGTCTTGCCGGGTTTTCTGCTTCCAATAAGACCACCCGGCAACGGTCTGGGTTGCGGCGGCTGTAACGTCGAAGGATAGTTGCCCGTCATGTCGTAAAGATGCGCCGATCTTTTCAATCAAGAAGTTTGCATCGACTCCGTGTTCAGGCAGGTTGATGTATTGTGTTTGCCCTGCTGCTAAGTTTACTTGGTCGCTTGTATAGCGGCAGGTAATTCTGGGCTGTGAGTACTGCGACAGGATAGACTGCGCTTTCAATTCAGCAGCATCGGCATTGTCAACGTCCGTGGCATCTACAACAGATTGGTATATAGCGTATGTCCCAGATTCGGTCGCGCTTCTATCTAATATCTCGGAATCGTTCGAGGCAGAGACGATAATCGGGTAACGCGCCTTATAGGTTATCTTAATCTTGTCCGTTGCGGAAAGGACCGTCTGCCCAGGATCTTGCACAACTACGCTGCTGCCTGTGTTGTAGTAAAAATCAGAGACCGTACCTATCCCGTTCACGCCTACTGTTTTCGTTACATACCCGCTCCCTGTGTCCACCTCTACGGTCGGAGTGTCACCTATTTCAGCGCCAACAACAAAGGCTCTCTTGTTGCCATCTCCGAGTTGCACCTCGACAGTATCATCCTCGTCGTTGGTTGTGCCTGCCCTAACAAAAATCTGATTCCTATACGAACCCCTAACTGTAGAAAATCGAATCGACTTGTAAGGTTTGTTTGAAGCGGTAATAGAAAACGGCGCAGGAGCAGCGTCAACAGGTTGGAAGTTTAGTTTTTTGTCCTTGTCGATATTCCAGAAGTAGCCGCTGATCTCTGCCAGTTCATCAAGAGCGAGTTCAATGGTTACGTAATTCCACGGCATATAGTCGATGTAGGCTCCATCATCAACATCCCCTTCCGTTACGCCGTAGTACCCCGAAAGACCGAGCGGTCCAGTTAATAGAGATCGGACCCATGCCCCGGCGGTTTCGTTTGCCGTTTGATCTGTTATAATCAGCCGACCTGCAAACTCGGAGAAGTCAATGCAGCGATAGGTAAACCGAATAGTCGTAGTATCACCAACGGTTATATCATCTTCGGTGATGCTTTCAACTGTGCCACCCCAGTATATCGTCTCCTGTGCCAACTCCAAGAATCCACCGCTTGCAAGTTCGATTGGCAGATCGCCCACATAGTAAAGGGGATCGCCGCCATCGTCCCAAACAATAACATCTTCTCCCCACGCGCAGGAGGGACTGCTTCCGATCTCCTGAAAGGAAAGCGTCCCGCGTTGGGTTACGGCATCCTCGAAACGGAAGGACTCTTTGACGAAGTCAACATCCGTACCCGCTTGGTTTTTGATTGCTATTGCCATCAGCGGTTCGTCCCGTAAATCTCCAGTTCCTGCGACCAGTACGGCATCGTTGCGGTGGCGATGGTCTGACCGTCAAGGTTGATGTTGATCGTCTGCTGTGTATCGCTGCCGCCCATGTTTACCCCCATCCCTGCTGCGCCGTATGCGCCGAGCGTAGCAAGCATATCAGGACCAAACATATTTATACCTGCAAAGTTAGGTGAGCCGCCTGCAAGATTGCCTACCAAATTGCCAAACATATCAACGGCTGAACCCGGTCTGTCGGGACCACCAAAACCACCGACACCAGTCTCGCCGTCAGGATCAACACCCCTGCCAAGTTGATTGGCTCGCATCCTTGCAACCTCGTCTCTGATTTCTTGGATGCGATCAGATACGCCAAAGAACTCAAACATCTGCATTTCTGCCTGAAGCGTAGTCATGCCGAACTCAGCAGCAATATCCTCTGCGAAGTTGTTCAGCAGTCCAAAGATTGCAGAGTTAAATCCTGAGCCAGCATCTGCAACGTCCATCCCCGACGCGAGGATTTGTATGCCTTCAAAAGCATCAGTAACAGTCCGCATAAGGTCCGAAGCATCCAACCCGAGAACAGCCAATAGATCCTCTGTCGTAGCAATACCAGAGGTCAGGATTGGTGTCATCAGCGCCTGTATTGCCTTCTTGTCCACGCTCGACAAGTTGCTAAGGTCAACGCCGAGAGCGGTAACATCCGATACGAACCTATCCAAGCGAGCCGCTTTTTTCTTCTCCTTGCTCGCTCTCCCGAAGATGTTTTTAATACCGTCACCGATTCCCTTGATGACGTTTTTCACACCCTTTAGAACATCGCTCGCATCAATACCAAACGCCTTGAGCGCCAACCCTGCTGCACCAATACCCGGCAACCATTTCCCAAGACCTCCTGCAATCTTGCCAACAAGACCGTCAGAGTTGCTAAGTTTGCCGATGAAGTCAGAGAAGCCATTTTTCTTGTCAGAAAAAATGCTGAAAATATTGTCTCCGAGTTCCATCGACAGGTGAACAAGCGATTTAAAACCACCCTTCAATCCCTCAATGAAGTCTTTGTAAGTCGATGGTTTTAATAGGTCTATTAGGTTGTTGAACCCGTCCGTAAAAAGAGTCAGGTCGGCAGAAGCAACTGACAGCCAACTAAACGCGCGATACACCCTCGACTTGTCATCGATGCCAAGCCTGTCGATAGCCTTAAACACGGTATCAAACTTCCGAGCCAACTCGTCTGCCTCATCCCCTACAAGTTCGAGATTGCCTTGCACGTTTTGCAACGCAAAGGCGAAGTCGTTAATCACTCGAGGTGCAAACTTATGTGGAAGCCCGAGGTCCATCTCTCTTGACAGCAAGCCGACTTTTTCAAGACCCTCTGCTACCTTTTCTGAAGCCTTTGTAACTGAATCCTCATCATCAACAAGCGCGTCATTAGCCCCGGTCTTGAACTGATTAAGAAACCCAAGAGCCTGGTCCTTGAAGTCCTTAACAAGATCAGGAGCAGCATCAAAAATGCCCTTCATCATTGTCTCAAACTCACCCGCACCAAAGTTTTCGTCTAACTTTTCGCCGCCTGCCCGGATTTGTAGCAGCGCTTCTGTTTTGAACCCGCGGATCGTTGTCTTGCTTGAGTCAAGCGCACTCTGAATAATGCTCGCAAACTCCTGCGAGCCAAACATTTCATCCAGTTTTTCTTCTCCAACCAACAAACCGCCAACGCCAAGAACGCTTTTTCTGAACTCCTCGATGTCCGTTGTCGAGGCTTCCAATGCGTATTTGATAATGCTCTCGAAACCCTGAATGTCAAACTTTGCCAAGAACTCGTCGGCGGTTGTGGCTGACTTGTTCAGGAATGATGTCTTGAAGTCCTCAACAATCTGGTCTACTCCTCTCAAGGAGTTCGCCATCCCTTCTTTTATAAGATCCGCTGCACCAACAACGTCCTTGTTTAGAAGGGCAATAAGAGCCCGCACTAAAAGGTTCAGGTTCTGAAAGCCTACCTCTGTGATTGACAACACCGTCCTTATGATGAAGCCCATCGTAGAAACGATGTCATCGCCCCACCTTGCCCAGACAAACTTGATGCCATCCAGAACCTTGCTGATGATAGTGCCAATCAATTCCATAGCACTACCAAGAAAATCGCCTATTGCGCCAAATATCGTGACCAATCTGGTGGTAATAACCTGCCCGTTATCGTCCCACCACGTAGCAATAGTGCCAAAGATTGCCGCCCCAATATCGACTACCGACTCCACCCACTCGCCAACCTTAGTAAAAAGATCCTGAACCGCGTTCTTCATAACGGCGATTACCGGAGCAGTACGCTCTTTGATCTCCGTATAAAGGTTGGTCAATGATGCCTTGACAGCATCGGCGTTTCTATGCAAACCAATCAGGATCGCAGCAATAGCAGCGATGCCCGCCACGTAGGGATTAAACATTCCCATTGTCAGCGTAACGGCTCGCATAATAGCAGAGAATCCCGAAGCCATGCCGCCAAGCGTGAGCACCAACGGTCCCGCCGCCGCCGCTATTCCTGCGATTGCTATGCCAAGCCTTTGTGCGCCGGGGGATAGGTTGCTTACGATGTCAACCATTCGGTCGAATCGCTGAACCAATGAGGTGGCATAGGGGAGAAGAATCTCGCCTATCTGTACGCCCAAATCTCTGACACTGTCACGCAGTCCTCGCAGTTGATTAGCAAACGAGTCCGCTGTTCTGGTGGCATCTCCTTGTGCATCTGTTGTGCCTGCCAACAGCAGGTTCATCCTTGCCTGTGCTTTTGCCTGCTCTTTCTGCGAACCAGTTAGTCTGTCCGCACCCATCCTCATCAACTCTTGCTTCAGGGTATTTTCGTTTATGATAACCCCAAACTCCGCAGCGTTCTCGTGCGCCCCAATAAGCGTACCGCGTAGCCGACGAACAGCCTCGTCCATCGGCATATTGTTAAAGGATGAAAGATCCACCGCTAACTTTGTTAGCGTTACGGACATATCTGCGGCGGTTTCCTCTGTGAACCCCATCGGCTTGATAATATCGCCGAAGGTTGCCGCCATGCCTTGCAGGTCGTAGCGCGAACGGTTGACCTGCTTGGAGAAGTTGCCAAGTTCACGAGATACTTCACCGCCAACGGTCTTAAATACCGTATTAAACTTGGCTTGCATTTCCTCAACATCTGAAGCCGCTTTTACCGCAGCGCCACCAATGCCGAGTATTGGAAGTGTGATAGCAGTAGATAAGGTGCGCCCTACGTTGCGAAGATTGGAGCCAACCTGTTTAAGTTGACCCTCAACCTTTGCCATTCCCGACTGAAAGGACTGTATGTCCGCGCCGATCCTTACATCAAGTTGTGCTACCGTAGCCATCTTCCAGTATTGCTTTTGCCCGTTGCCGCAGTTGCTGATATTCAGCCATCCGCATGACAGGCGTTTCCTGTTTCTTCAGTTGGCGGTACATGGCATCAAGAGGCTTCTGCCGTTTGCCCGCCCTGAACAGCATCAGGTTTTCGAGTTGCTGCGCTACAACAAAGGTGCGCTGCCACTCCAATTCTTGATCCTGTTCGATGCGCTCCCTAACGCCTGCAAGCATCACGTTAATATCCCGTAGTGAACACTCATCGACCTGCGATGGTGTCATGCCGAGATAAGC